ATCGACGACCCGGTCAAGAACCGCGCGGACGCCGAGTCCGCGACCAGCCGCGAGGCGGTCTGGGACTGGTACACCTCGACGGCGTACACCCGTCTGGCCCCTGGCGGCGGGGTGCTGGTCATCTTGACCCGCTGGCACGACGACGACCTGGCCGGGCGCCTGCTGCGCAAGCAGGCCGAGGGCGAGGGCGACGAGTGGGTGGTGGTCGAGTACCCGGCCCAGGCGGTCCACGACGAGCTGTTCCGTAGGGCGGGCGACCCGCTGCACGCCGAGCGCTACGACAACGAGGCCCTGGAGCGCATCAAGCGTGCCGTCGGGCCGCGCGACTGGCAGGCCTTGTACCAGCAGAACCCGACGCCGGACGAGGGCGACTACTTCAACAAGAGCATGTTCCAGTGGTACGGGGCGCAGGAGATACCCGACTACGCGGAGCTGAACTTTTACACGGCCTGGGACTTGGCAATTGGCGAGAAAGAGCAGAACGACTATTCCGTGGGCATCACTGTGGGTGTCGATAAGCATGATCGTACATTCGTGGTGGACATTCAGCGCGGCCACTGGGGGCCACTAGAGCTCACCGACCGCATCCTGCAGGTCTACAAGACCTGGCGGTCGTCGATCACCGGCATCGAGCGTGGCCACATCGAAATGACCCTGCGCCCGTTCCTGGAGAAGCGCATCCGCGAGGAGCGGCTGACCAGCTTCTACATCGAGGAGCTGAACCCCGGCAAACGCGACAAGATAGCCCGCGCCCGATCGATCCAGGGCCGCATGCAGCAGGGCCTGGTGTACTTCCGCAAGCACTGCAACGCCACGGCGCAGCTGGTGGCGGAAATGATGCGCTTCCCCAACGGCGTCCACGACGACGGCGTCGATGCCATGGCGTGGATCGGCCAGATGCTCTCGCTGCTGGTCCGCCCACGCGAGCAGGCGCCCAAGCCCAAAAAGAGCTGGAAAGACAAGCTGAACAAGCTGGCCCGAGGCCATTCCGGGCGCAAAAACCACATGACCTCATAGGGGTAGAAGCATGAACGACAAGGCAATTGAACAGGAAATCCAGGCCAAGGGCCTGACTGCACCGCGCGTTACGCCGGCTGATATCGAGGCGAACATCGCCAGCGAGTGGTATATCAACGCAGGCGATGGCGTTGTCCCGGATGACTTCCAGCCTTCTGTTCCAGCCAATCACCCTCTGCGCCTGCTGACCTTCTGCGTCCTTGTCCTGCGTAACGGTTTCACCGTCACCGGCGAGAGCGCTTGCGCGAGCCCTGAGAACTTCGACGCTGAGCTGGGTCGCAAGGTCGCGCGGCAGAATGCCGTCGCCAAGGTCTGGCCGCTGATGGGTTACGCGTTGAAGCAGCAGCTACACGTTGCTGTGCGTGATAATATAAGCACTGCTGATATTTGAGGAAACCGCCAGTGGCGACTTCTGACCCGAAAACCACCGCTCGACGCAATCATGCGCGCTACATCCGTGCCCGCGACAACGGCCACTCGAAGTACGTGGAGCTGGCCGCCAAGCTCAACGGCATGTACACCGGCGAGGGTCAATGGGACGAGGCCGCCAAGGCGAAACTCGAGCGTGAAGGCCGTCCGGCACTCACGTTCAACATGATCCTGGCGGTGATCAACACCGCCCTGGGTCAGCACCTGCGGCGCGATGTACAGATCAATTTCAAGCCGCGCCGCAACGCCTCGCGCGAGGTGGCGACGGTGCTCAACAAGCTGACGATGCAGATTCTGCACGCCAACCGCTTCCGCTTTGTGGAAATGCAGGTGGCGGCCGATGGCCTGATCCAGGATCGCGGCTTCTTCGACGTGCGCATGGACTTCACCGACCACCTGCAAGGGGAGGTGAAGATCACTTCGCTCGACCCGATCAGCGTGGTGCTTGACCCGGACGCCAAAGAGTACGCCCCCGAGACCTGGAACGAGGTGACGGTTACTCGCTGGCTGTCGCTCGACGAGATCGAAGGGCTGTACGGCGCTGACAAGGCTCGCAGCATCCGTTCGGCAGTCGAAAGCGGCGACAACCTGCGATACGACAGCATCAAGTTCGAGGACAACACCTTCGGTCAGGTCACCACCAGCGGCCAGACCTACCAGTATGCCTCGGCCAGCGAAGAGACCCGCGACATCCGCTCCGTGCGGGTGGTTGAGCGGCAGCATTACCGCTGGACTATGGAGCGCATGCTGGTTGACCCGCAGACCGGCGACATGAGCGAGGTCCCCGGCACGTGGAGCGAGAAGAAGGCCCAGGCCTTCGCCAAGAAGATGGGGCTGTTCCTGCACAAGCGGCCGGGGCGCCGCGTGCGCTGGACGGTCAGTGCCGACCAGGTGCTGCTGTTCGATGACTGGTCGATCTATCGCACCTTTACCGTGGTGCCGTTCTTCCCCTACTTCCGCCGTGGCGTGGCCTTCGGCATGGTCAGGAACCTGGTCGGCCCGCAGGAGTACCTGAACAAGACGCGCAGCCAGGAGCTGCATATCGTCAACACCACCGCCAACAGCGGCTGGATGGTGCAGGAAGGCACGCTGGTCAACATGACCGTGGACGATCTGGAAGCGCGTGGCGCCGAGACCGGCCTGGTTGTGGAGTACGCGCGCGGCGCCGAGCCGCCCCAGAAGATTCAGCCCAACACCGTGCCGACCGGCCTGGATCGCATCAGCGAGAAGGCGGCCTTCGCCATCCGCGAGATCAGCGGCGTCAACGACGGCATGCTCGGTTTTGCCGCACCGACCGTGTCGGGCGTGGCACTCGACCGCAAGACCGAGCAGGGGCAGGTGCAGCTGGAAGTGCCGACCACGCACATGGAGTTCAGCCGCCGGCTGGTGGCTGAGAAAATCCTGGAGTTGATCCAGGACTTCTACACCGAGGAGCGGGTGGTCCAGATCACTTACGATCCGAACCCGGAAGCCGACCCGGAGGAGCTGGTGGTCAACGCCATCGACGCGGCCGGGCGCATCGTCAATGACGTGACCCGCGGCGACTACGACGTGATCGTCAGCACTTCGCCGCGCCGCGACAACTACGACGAGGGCCAGTTTGCCAGCCTGCTCGACATGCGCATGAATGGCCTGGCGATCCCGGATACCGTGATCATCCGCCACAGCGACTTGGCCGAGCGCGACGCGATTGCTGCCGAGGTCGAGAAGCTGCTGGGTCAGGCCGAGCCGACCGAGCAGGAGATCGAGCTGATGCAAATGCAGCAGCAGCTTGCGATCCAGACCGCGCAGGCCGAGCTGCAGAAGCTCACCGCGGCGGCAGAGAACCTGCAGTCCGCCACGGCGCTGAACATGGCCAAGGCCAGTCAGCTCGCCGGCGGCGAACAGGCGCCGGAGGCCCAGCTCGAGCGCGACCGTCTCGAAGCGCAGATCGCCCTCAAGCGCGAGGAACTGCAGACCCGTATCGCCCTGGCGCAACTCACCCATCGCTCGCGCGCCCAGGGCGAGCAGCTGCGCACCGCGACCCAGCTGGCCGCTACCCGCTTCCAGGGAGAGGTACAGCTGGCCAGCGCCGAGCGCGCGGCCCAAAACAAAGCCAGGGACGGCGGCAAGACCCCCCAGAAGAAACGCCAACAGGAGTGACCCATGGCCGTGAACCAACCGTTTGCCGGCGGCGAAGCTGCCGACGCGCTGCCTGACAATCTGGACTTCGGCAATGACCTGCCGACCGAGGAGGAATCCGATGCCGCTGACCTCGCTGCTACCGAATCTGCTGCTGATGCTGACGCTGGTGATGCAGCCGCTGCTGACGCCGATGCGGCAGCCGACGACGCTGACGACACAGCCGATGGACAGGATGCTGATGCAGATGATGCGGGGGCCGCTGCGGATGAATCGGAAGCTGCGCAGGACGCAGAGCAGCCTGGATCGGAGAACGGCCGCAAAGAGCCGGTAATCCCGAAGAAGCGCCTCGACCAGGCACTGCGCAAGCAGCGTGCGGCCGAGCAGCGCGCGCTGGAGGCCGAGCAGGCGCTGGCCGAGCTGCGTGCCGCCCAGGCCCAGGCGGCCCAGCCGAAACTGCCGACCAGCGAGGAGATCGCTGCGCGGATGGCCGAGGCCAATGAGGCACTGATCGCGGGCGACCCGGCCAAGGCGGCGCAGATTCAGGCCGAGCTGATGCAGGCCCTTGCCGCGCGCCCCGAGGCACCCGTCGAAAGGCCGATCGAGCGCGATTTGGCCGACGAGGTGGCGGCGCGCCTGGAGTTCAAATCGACGCTGGGCGAGATTCACGCGCGCTTCCCGGAGCTGGACGAGAACCACGAGTCCTTCGACGAGGAGCTGTCGCAGGAGGCTGTCGACCTGCAGCAGGCCTACATGAACCGCGGCTACAGCATGGCGGAGGCGACGAAAAAAGCGGCCGAGTCTGTGGCCAAGCTGTACGACCTTGCAGACCGTAAGGCGCCACCCGCCCCGCCTGCGCGTGCGGCAGCTGCCCGTGCCGAGCAGCAGGCCCGCTCGCGCGACAAGATGGAAAAGGCGACCCGGGCCGCGCCGACTATGCCAGGCCGCCCAGACGCCGGCGACGAAGTGGCCTTCGACGTGCGCAGTGCTACCCCGGAGGAGTGGGCCGCGCTGCCTGAGTCAGTGAAGGAGCGGTTGCTCGGCAACTCTTTGTGATGCGGACGAGCCCCGGTAACCCCGGGGCTTTTTCTTAAATATCAGCAGTGCTAATATAAGCGTACTTCGTCAGCCCCCACGATAGCGGGGCGGGTCGCCCCCTTCGCGCACATTCCGTTTGGCTCCCACGACACGGGCGCAGGCACACGAACTCGACTTTGTGCCGCGCGAACCGTGCGGCGATGGGAGCTACAGATGGCACTTACCAATTTCGCGGCCCTGACCGACGAACAAAAAACCGCCTGGTCGCTAGCGTTCTGGCACCACGCGCGCAACAACGCCTTCATCACGCGTTTCGCCGGCAAAGGCCCGAACTCGATGATTCAGCTGGTCACCGATCTGACCAAGTCGAAGAAGGGCACCCGCGCGGTGATGACCCTGCTCGCCGACCTGCTCGGCGACGGTGTGATGGGTGATGCGCTGCTGGAGGACAACGAAGAAGCGCTGAACGCCTTCGATACCGTGATCCAGATTGACCAGCTGCGTCACGCCAACCGCCTCGCCGGTCGTATGGCCGACCAGAAGTCCATCGTCAACTTCCGCAACGCGTCGAAGGATGCCCTGGGTTACTGGATCGCGGATCGCCTGGACCAGCTGGCATTCCTGTCGCTGTCCTCGCTGCCGTACACCCTGAACACCAATGGTTCGCTGCGCGCGGTCAAGCCTGCCGGCCAGAACTTCTCCGACCTGGAATTTGCGCCGGATGTGGCCACCGCGCCGACCGCCAACCGCTGCTTCTATCTGAACAGCGCGGGTCTGAGCCGCGGTACCGGCAACCAGGCTGCCGACGGTGCGCTGGTCCCGATGACTTACAAGTCGCTGGTCCAGCTCAAAGCCGCAGCCAAGGACAGCTACATTCGCCCGATCAAGGAGGGTGGCCAGGACATTTACCACGTGTTCGTGACCCCGATGGGCATGGCCGATCTGCGCCTGGACCCGGACTTCATTGCCAACGTCCGCCATGCCGGCGTGCGCGGCGAGTCCAACAGCCTGTTCTCCGGCGCGTCCAGCGTGATGGTCGACGGCATGGTGGTCCACGAGTTCCAGCACGTCTACGACAACACCAAGGCCGCTGCCGGTGCTCGCTTCGGCGCTTCGGGTAACGATATCGGTCAGCGCGCGCTGCTGTGCGGTGCTCAGGCGCTGGGTATGGCCGACATCGGCGTGGCCGAGTGGGTGGAGAAGGACTTCGACTACGAAAACCAGCTGGGTATCTCGATTGCCAAGATGGTCGGCTTCCTCAAGCCGCAGTTCAAAGGCAACCCGTCCAGCTACGAGACGAAAGAGGACTTCGGTGTCATCACCCTCGACACCGCGATGTCCGTCTTCGGTTAATCCGGGGGAGTTGGGTGGCCTTCGGGCCACCCTTTTTTAGGATAAGGAGCCCTCATGCAATTCGTTTCGCGTGTCACCCAGATGATTGCTGCCAATGGCATTTCGGTGCGGTTGGCTGCCGGCGTCCCGACCCACGTACCCCAGGCGCTCGCCGCGCTGGCGGTGGCCAAGGGTGCGGAGCCGTTCGGCGAGGAGCCGGCCCCCGTGGCGCCGGCCGACAATGGCGCGAGCGTCGAGGAGGTTGTGGCGGCCATCCGTGCGTTGATGGAAGCCGGCGAGAGCGGCGCCTTCGGCACTACCGGCGAGCCCAAGCTCAACGCGCTCAAGAAGAAGGTCGGCAAGAACGTGACCGATGCCGTGCGCGATGCGGCGTGGGCACAAGTGAAAAGCGAGGAGTAACCCATGCCGGTGTTGGCCAGCGACATCATT